TGCGGCGTTCTCGAATATGCAGGGTGGCTTTAAGCTGCGTGGCCGTGTCCAGGGCGGCGACATGCAGATCAGCCCCGGTGAATTTGTTGATCTTGACAGCACAGTTGACGACGTAAACAAGGCGATTATGCCATTGCCGTTTAAGGAGCCGTCAGGTTCGCTGTTTAATCTGCTTGGCTTTATGGTTGATGCAGGCCAGCGATTTGCGTCTACAGCCGATTTAAACATTGGCGACGTTAACCCGAATGCGCCAGTGGGCTCTACGGTTGCTCTGATTGAGCAGGGATCGAAGGCATTTAGCGCAATTCACAAGCGCCTGCATTACGCGCAGGGACAAGAGTTTAAACTACTTGCGGCGCTGAACGCTGAGAACCTCCCCGATGAGTTCAGCTTTTCGCAGGCTGGAGCTGCGGAGATTATCTACCGCGCCGACTTTGATGATCGGATTGACATTGTCCCAGTAAGTGATCCGAACATCTTCTCGACAGCCCAGCGCATAGCGCAGGCACAAGCTGTCTTGGAAATGGCGCGATCAGCTCCGCAGCTTCACGATCTTTATGCAGCCTACAAGCGGATGTATGAGGCGATCAGAATACCGAATATTGATGAGATCCTGAAGAAGCCTGAAGACGCCATTCAGATGGACCCGATTGATGAGAACATGAGCGTGTTGTACGGCAAGCCAATTCGGGCGTTCCCAGAGCAGGATCACGATTCACATATCGCGGTTCATATGCAGTTTATGCAAGATCCGTCACTGGCAGGAAACCCCGGCGCCAAGGCTATGCAGCCGGTGTTGATTGCACATATCGCAGAACATATTGCGTTGCTGTATCGTCAGCGGATGGAGGCCAGCATTCAGATGGAAATGCCTCCAATGCCAAACTTCAGAGATCCAGATTTTCAGTTTAACGAAGTTGACCCACAGATGGATCGCTTGATTAGCCAACGCGCAGCGCAAGTTGTGCAGGCGGCTCCACAGATGAAGCAAATCGAGGCGCTTACTGGTATGGGCGGCGGTCAGGAACAGCAGGGTAATCCGTTGCAATATGCACAGGAACTTGCCAAGCTGGAGACTGAGGCACTGAAGGCGCGTACTCAGGCGCAGATCCAAGCTGATCAGGCCAAGGCTAAATCAAGCATTGAGATCAAGCAGGCAGAGGCACGTCAGGACATGGAGATTGACGCGGCCAAGGCGCAGGCTGATATGCAGGCCAAGATTGCAAAGTTGCAGGCAGAGCTCCAGCTAGAGCGTGAAAAGAATGCGGCTAAAATACAGATGGAGATGATGAAGAATGATCCAACCATATAATCTACCTCCAATAAACCCTGCGGCTTTTGGCGGTCTGCCCGAAGCTCCACAGGGCGGTCAACAACAGCCAACACAGGGCGGTCAGGGTCAGCCTCCTATGGACATGAATAAATACCTAATTGATAAAGTTATGGAGATTAAGCGGCGTATGGGTGGCGGTGGAAGTATGGGCGCGCTGGGAGCAATCTCAGATGCCATGATGCAACAACCACAACCGCAAGGTGGCCAAGAGCCGCAACCGCAACCGCAGCAACCACCTATGAGGGCGTGATGAACAATAGCTTTATAGATCGTGTGAACGCAATTGTTCAACAGAACCAATCGACTGACGCTGCCTACCCAGATGCAGGCATTGGTGCGCTAGAGAACGTGGCCAACAATGTCCCACGGCAGGCACAACTAATGAACCAGCCACATATGCTGGCATATATTAATCCGCAGGAAGAGCAGATGTTGCGTGATATGGGTGGCGCAGGATTGCCCGGCCCTGACGGCATTCCTGTTTATGGGTTTTTTGATTGGGCAAGAGATACAGCAAGCAATATTGGAAGCTCTATAAAAGAAACTGCCTCTAATGTTTATGATACTGTCAGCACTGCCGCTACCAATACGTTTGGGGATCAGGGCTCTGTCGAGACTTTTTTTGATACTTATGTTGCCGATTTTGACGGCGATAGCACCCCCACCAACACAGTTTATGGCACGGGACCATTAGAAGAAGTTACGTCAGGTCCGATTACATATACAGACAACAATGGCGTAGAGCATTCGACCCAAGCGGCGGCAGACGCTGCGAATGTAGTAATTGACGCAAAATTTAACCCACTAGATTATTCTATGACTGAAGAAGGTCGCGCTATACCAAAAGAGCAGTTAATTGCCGAAGCAAGGGCAGCAGGGCTAAGTCATTATGTTTTGAACGGAAATTATGAACCAGTACCAGATGAGGTAGTTGAAACTGAAGATACGGGTGGCGCGCTGCCTACTGGATCGAATAGCGTGCGCGAAACTTTAGCAAATTTAGTTACGCCATTTGACGGCGCTAAGTATATTGATGGTGTTTTAACCAATACGACAACTGGCGAAGATATGACTGGCGGTGGCACTGCTACTGGCCTGCTTGGAGAAAACTACGTCTATGGTGTTTCTGATGATCCAACTACTGGAACAGCAGTAGATACAACTGGTATGTCAGAAGACGAAGCAACTGTGGCAGAAATAAAAGATGATTTATTAAGGGATATTCCACCTAACGATTTAGCTTATTTTGCATCGTTTTTTGGCAATAATGTAATACCTTATTTTGGGGGCGCTATTGCAGGTAAAATGCTAGACCAAGGAATTGAAGGTCGCAGGGCGATTGTGGATGAGCAAATATCTGCTTTGGAAACTGGCGCCACGCCATTGTTTAATGATGCTGGTGAGTACATTGGCTTCGATACATCTACTATGACTGGCAATGTTAGTGCTATTTTAGACGAATACGGAGCTGAAGGATTACTCCCCGGTGGCTTGCCAGAAGATGTAGCAAACGAAGAAAATACACGTTTCAATACGGTGTTTGATGTTCAGTCTACCGCTGCCGATGCTGACCCAACTGGCATGAGTACAGAGGATGGCTTTATTACAACTGGAAGCGGTTATGGCGCTTTAGATGGAACAGAATATTATATTGAAGGTGACGGAAGCGTCCAAGAAGTTACAGACGGAATAGTTAACTATGATGATGCAAAAAGTGGCGAAACTGTAGAAAGTGTGTATGGCATAGAAGCTGCCACTGATACGACTGACGAAGATCCATTAGTTAGCAAAATATACAACAGGTTCTTCAGAAGCGGAAATACTGCTGGATTGCCGATTTATATGGCAAAATGGATGGATGGCGTAGATTTTGATGAGCGTTTAGAAAAAGTTATGGTAGAGGGTAAGGTAATGTATAAGAATGCCGAAGGTGATCTTATATCTGCGAAAGACCTTGAAACCGCATTGAAGTACGACAATGATGGAAATATAATTGAAACAGAAGATTGATATAGGAGGCTGCGATGCCAAACGAAATGCAAATGAACCCTGACTACCAGTTAGTTATGAGTTTCTTACAAAAGATTCGCCCCGGCGATATGGATGAGGAATCTGCACAGCAGCTTATGATAATTGGCCAACGCATCCAAGCAGGCGGCGTATTGTCAGATCAGGAACGCGAAATGTTTCAGTCGGTCGTTGGCGCTACAGACAGGTTTCCAGTTGAGCAGATGGACACATTCCCACAGGGTACAAACCCAGACATTATGAAACAGCCAGCACAAGGTATGGGTGCAATGTCAGACGCTGAGATGAAATTGGCAATGAATACAGCGATGCCAACAAATCTCACTCAAAAACAAATGGATCAGTTTATGGCTCAAAAGAATGCGGCGCAGCAACGCATGGGTGCAATGCAAGGTATGGCTCCAGCTACTCCAAGCCCTCAAATGCAGAAATCATACCAAGTTGATGACCGCATGGAGCAAATGACGCCTATGAATATGCAAGAGATGATTGACGCAGGTATAATCGTACCGAAGCGCCCAATGACGCGCCCAACAGCGCCAATGACATCAATGCGTCCACAGACGCGACGATAAAGGAGGCTGATATGGCTGAAGTTAATGTAGAAAATATGGAAGACAACGCCACTTTGTTTATGAGCAAAATGGGGTTTTCTCACACTGAAGCTGGACTTGATATGACTGACGATCAGTTAGTTAACTTCCTGCTGTTATGCCACCAGACAATGATGGGCATTGATCAAGACGAAGAAATGTATGATGACGAAGAGATGTATGACGATGACGAAATGATGGAAATGCCAGATGGCAAGGATATCAAAGTCAAAGTTATGAAGCTCGACGGTGGCAACGTGCACGAAATGATGAACAAACTTCTAGGAGGCTAATATGCCTGTAGTGAAGGTCAAGGGCGGCTACCGTTGGGGAAGCAAGGGCAAGGTTTATAAAACCAAGGCTGAAGCTGCCAAGCAGGGCCGCGCTGTCTATGCGTCAGGCTATAAGGGCAAGAAGTAATGGCTGGTATTCTTAAATTTTTACAAGCTGGAGCTGATCTAGGCAAAAAAATTAATGTTGATGTCGATGATGCCGTTGACGCTTTAGGCCAGCCCATTGGCAGTCTAAGTGATCTTGCGGGTATGGGCGACAACAGGCCACCACCAAATATGCGAATAGATCCGCTTGAGAGCGTAGATTATCCAGCAGGATTTTTTCCTGAATACCGTGGCGCAGCACCAAATAGAACTGAGCCATATCCAAGATATAGGCCAGCTAAAACAACTGAGAGAATGCAGCGTCTAGAGCTATCAATTGCTGATGAAGACAACCCAATTAACAATATATTTGATTCTTACATTGAAAAAGGCAAAGTGCTTGCTGGACCTGATTGGTACAATACTGAGGAATTGCGCGATTGGATGGTGGGCTCTTTGGGGGAAGTAGAAGGCGACAAGCAATGGCGCGAATATCTAGAGCTTGTTGGAACAACATCTACTGGATCTAAAGTTCCGCAAAACATTAGGTTCGCTAGTCTGTACAGAGCTATTGCTCCAGAAGATCGCATAAGAGTGGCTCAGATGGTGAAGGATGAAGGCGTCACACCACTTGCAGCCGCAAAAGAGCTAGGCGTTGAGCCAGCAAATATCCCAGACGATTTTAACTATGGACACATCAAGCAGCGCAACCAAGCTGGTAATGTGGTAAATAGAGAAATGGGTTCTTGGGAGCGCGTGGTTCCCGAAGAGCTTACTGGTGCACCTCTAAGTAAGTGGCTACAAGCAAACCCCAAGGTTAAAGGCTTTGGTAATGACTTGCTTGGTGACGATGTAAACATTGCGGCTGATATGCATTTTATGCGGATGCTTGCTATGTCGGATGGTGGTGGAGATTTTCTTAGCGCCCAAGCAAAACTAAGTGGCGAAAATGCAAGGATTGCTGCTGAAATTATTGGCCCTAGAAAAATTAAGAAATACACATCTACGCGCATGGTTAATGGCAAGGAAATGTCAGAGATAAATTTATTTAAGGCTTGGAAAGACGGCCATATTAAAGATACATTTCCGTTCCAAGAGATCCCTACTGCGTGGTCTGACACTCCAAAAGCAAATGAATATGCGGCCTACGAAGACATGGCTAACCGTGTATCAGCTAAGTACGACATGACCCCTGCACAGTTTCAAGCAAGCCTGTGGATGGGAGCTGGAGACATCACTGGCTTGGCAGACGAAAGCCAAGGTACGTTTATGGAGCTGTTTAGGCGTAGCCTAGACAAGAGAGCTGGTGAGCGCGGATTAACTCGCAAAGAAATGCTAAACGATTTTATTAAAAACAAGGCTGTATTATCGGTTCCACTTGCTATTGGTGGTGCAGGAACTTACGGCGCCCTACCACCTGACAATCAACAACTTCCAGAAGGATAATTATAATGGCTAAACCCGGATTATATTCAAATATCGCTGCAAAGAAAAAGCGCATAGCTGCTGGGTCTGGCGAGAAAATGCGTAAGGTTGGTCAAAAAGGCGCGCCGGCCAAAGGTGCGTTTAAAGCTGCGGCTAAGACCGCAAAGAAACCAAAGAAGAGGAGAGCATAATGGGTATTTTAAATAACGAACACGATGATTTTGAAGACCAATGGGAAGAAGATGCCATAGAGCAATCAATCGAAGATGCTGCAATAGAAGCAGACATGAAGCGTCAAGACGCTGAAATTGAAATGGAGCATCATAATGGCTGCTGGTGTTAAGCATTACTTTAAGAACGGCAAAGAGCATACGGGCGCCACTCACAAGGACGCCAAGGGCAAGGTCATGTCTGGCGCGCGTCACACGGCCTCCAGCAAGTTTCTGGTCCACATGAAAGATCTGTCGGATACTGCAAAAAAAGTAGCTAGGAAAAAAGCATGAAAAAGATGAGCAAGGGTCAAAAAAACATTGCCAAGCAGGCCAAGCCTACAAACAAGATAACTGGCGCTGACTTTAAAAAGCTGAAGAAGAAGAAAACCAAAAAGTAATGGGTATTTTTGGCTCACTAGATAACTTAGGCAAAGCTGCACAGTCTTTGGGCCGTGATATGTTTGGCCTTGAGATCAAGTCTAACTCTAAAATTGCCAATATTGCAAAAGAATCCGGCGTGACACTAGATACTCTGGAAACAGCTCCCCTAGAGACTCTGAGCGACATTCTGAATACCGCTGCGCGCCAAAGGCTATTAGACCCCCGCTTTGCTAATAGCATCAATATACAGATCGCCAAGGACGCGCAGGCAGCTATGCCTGCAATGCCCACGCTGAAGATAGATAACCCCGGCGGCGATTGGCTAGAAAGCAAGTTGCGATATGCTCAAGCTGCCCGTGATGATGCAGAGCCAAATACCTATCGCTCAACCTTGGGAACTGGCGAAGGTGTTACAGGTTATTTCACAGAAAGATTGCGCCTTGATCCAACAACGCTTGCAAACGTGGCGGGATCTGTCGGCGAAGAAAGGTATCGTCCAGATGCAAACAAAATGCGTAGGTTGCGTCAATCTATTGCAGAAACTGGCTATGAGGAATCTCCAATTCTTATTCATGTGCGTGAAGATGGCGTACCGTTTGTGGTCGAGGGCAACCACAGAATTATTGAGGGCATTGAGAGTGGCAGGCCAACCATACCTGTGGAGATAAATTACCTCAGAGGCGCAGAAGATGTAGATGGGCCACTTAGCCCAGAATCTTTAGGAGTACCAAGGTAATGGCAACGTACAAAGGTAAGAGCGTAAAGCTAAACAAGCCACGCCGCATATCCAAGGGCGAAACTTCTTACGGCAAGAAGAAGTCTGTGGTATATGTGACGGACGGCGATAAGATTAAGCGCGTGACCTTTGGAGATCCCAAGATGTCTATCAAAAAAACCCAGAAGGGTCGAAGATCTAACTTTAGGGCGCGCCACAACTGTGATAACCCCGGCCCCAAGACTAAGGCACGATACTGGTCGTGTAAGGCGTGGTAGATGGTTAGAGGAACAATATTATGCCGATAGCTAGTGGAGAAACATATGCTGCCTTCTTAGAAGAGCAGAACCGCAGGCGGCGGCAAGCTCCACTAACGCCCGTTGCAGATCCTGTTGGATATGTTGCGCCAGAGGTAAACCAAACAGAACAACCATTTAGCAATTTTGGCTATGACGTGGCAGGCGATTATTTAAGTTCTGGTTTGAGCAGTTTAAAAAAAGCGTTTACGGGACAGGGCGTAGCCACAATGCTCCCAGAGATGGCATTCTACCCCGGTGGACCTACAGGCTTAGAAAAAGTCTACGGTGGCGTTGCTGACGCTGGTCTTGGGCTGTTTAGCACTATTGTAGCTGGTCTTGGAGGCGTTGCTGGCTTTGTGTCTGAACAGGTTCCATTTCAAAGCGAAGAAAAAGAAGATCGACTGTCTAGAGACTTGCTTGGCGGCATTGAGTTTGGGGAGCAATTTTTAGCTCCATATTTAGGTGTTCCACTTAGGCTCTCAAAAATAGCAAGGCTAGGTCAGCAAGGCAAAAATTTAC